GTGCCGAAGGCGATCGGGGTAGATAACGATCCGGCAACGGCATCACTCGACCGGCACGTGCTGCTGGCAGATATGCCGCGGCAGGCGTATGCTGTGGCGGAGCAGGTGGGATTGCTCGATGTCATCATTGACGATGGATCACACCTTTACCCGGACTACACGGCGACTGCTGACGTGCTCCTGCAGCGACTGAGACTCGGCGGCGTGTACGTGATCGAAGACATCCAGACACAGGACAGCGTGGACAAGCTGCGGCGTGACGGCTGGACGATTGAGGACTGGCGTGAGCGAACTGGCAGGTATGACGACGTGATTGCATGGAAAGAAAGGGTTTGAAAATGAAGATCGGAAAATCAGACGTTCCATATCGGTGTTTTGCTCGTACAATTATGCGGTGGGACAGCATTCAGAAAAAGCTGCGAGTGTTGCGAATTTGTTGGGCGAAACACGGAGGTCCGGTGGTGAATGTTTCGCACGACGCGCCCCCATCTCCCAAGGGATACACAGCAGCACTGAGCGTTGCGTTGACCGCGCGGATGCGGCTGGTATCGTTTCATCGCGAGTGCTCTGGGTGGTGGCTGACAGTCGGCTCGGTACAAATACATTATGAGCGAAGCTACGGTGGCTGGCAGGTATGATGACGTGATTGCTTGGAGGGTGAAGGAATGAAAACGAGTGACCTGAGCAAAGGCGAACAGCGAATGCTGCAGATGATTGCAGGGGCGATGCAGCAGAGTACACCAGAGGAGCACGACGCTGAATTCGGTGAGGGTGGGCTGGAGGCGTTTTTGCGCGGCATCCTGATGCGGATTCAGAATGCACGCAACTCGGCACGGATGACGTTGCGGGATCTGGAGGGGCCACCAAGCTGAGTGAGCAATTTTGGCTGTTCTGCGGTTGGCATCAGCGAGCAATGGGCGGCATTTACGACCTGATGGCGCGGTATTCTACGCGCGAAGCGGCACTGGCTGCAGCCGAGGACGCGGAGACGCGGCTGCGCGTCAAATGGTGGCAGGTGGTCGATGCAGCATCCGCTACCATCGTCGCTCGATCCGACTGCCTGCCATACGGTGGAGAGCGGATTTGCTCGCCACCAGAAAAAAAATAAAAAAACAGACTGAATGGGATTGACACCCCGTGTCGATAGTGTATACTGTACCCATGCGAGCAACTAAGGGGTTGCGAGCGACACAAAAAACTGGGAGAACGACGATGACTGGCAAGCTTGTAACTGTGACCTGCAAGGCGTTCGGTGGACGAATCGGCACACACACCTGCAGCGTTGACGCTGATGGCACTGTGCGAGTGTGGGACAGTGTGGCACAGTACTACACCACCTGCCACAGCCTGAGCGACCGCACGATGAAGCGACTTCGCAAACTGGCTGCAAAGTCTGGCATTGACGGCTGAGCGGCACAACAAACACACACCCGCTGCACAGTGCGGCGGGTTTCTCTGGACAATCATTGAGGGATCAGGACAATGAGCGGAAAATACTACGCAATCGCAGATGTTGGTGGACCGATCAGTGTGCGGATTTATGCAGACTCTGCCTCACTGGCTGCGGTTTGGTTTGCGGCGCAGAAAACCAATTTCGCGGACGCAGGACGGACGGACGCTGAGGACGATCTGGAGATCGAGGGTGACGGAATGGACTCAGCAGATTTCGCCGACGCAATGGGGGCTCTCGGGTGGAGTCCGATTTATTTGGACATCTGCGACGATGGTCAGTGGTCCCTGTGGGGCAAAGTCTGACACAACAAACACAGCCCCGCTGCGAGTGCGGCGGGGCCTTTTGCGGGAGGGTGTGCAATGGACAACATGTTTGCAAATGTGGCACCGCGAAACCTCAGCCCGAGGCACTACGGTGATTTTCCGTTCGGTGGCCATGACGTGAGTCATTGGGGCGTGCGGGCTGGCTGGTGGCAGTGTCGTGATGGTGTGTACCGTCATGTGCTTGCCCGGATGTCGTCGAGCCACTGGCAGCACTGGGTGGGCCGCGACGGCAATGGCAGGATGGGGTGGGGTGACTGGGGGAACTATGTCCCGCAGCCGCAGGGTGCGACTCCGCACCCATTTGACCTGATTGAGTTTGTCGGGCTGGATTGTGGCGGATCTGGTCTCCAGTGGAGGCCAGGAGCACGAATCGTGTCGTGCAGGTGTAATCGTTGCCAGGAGGTGGAGTGATGCAGACACTGATTGCGTGCCTGATTGCGGTGGCGTTTGGTGTGGCGGTGGCGTCACAGTTTGGGGGTGAGAGATGAGCAACGAAGAAAAATGGCAGGTGCTCTGGAACCACGACGTGCAATTCGGGTTCACGTGCGGTGCGTTTGCCGGGGTCTTCGGATTGGTCCTGATGTTTTTTGCACTGGACTGGTTCGCCCGCATCGTGACAGGCAGCCGCAAGCAGCCGCAACGTCAGGCGGTCAGAGGACAAAACGGAGGCCGGGGGCAATGATGGACAAGCGGTTGGAAATCGTCGAGCGGTTGAAGAGTCTGGAGGCGTATCTTTGCACTGGCAAGCGAACCAAACGCGAATGCTGCAATGCCTGCGGGTACGCATATGAACGAGCATTCAGCCGGGATCTGGAAGATCTTGAAACGCTGGGGAGCGGCGTTGTGCGGGTGGTCGATCCCGGCAAGCGGTCACAGTATTACTGCCCACGGGCGAAGGCAATTTTTCGACACAAGTGAGGCCCTTCGGGCGGCGGTAACGCTGTCCGGTCCCCTGGTCCTGCAGTCCGCAGCCACGAGCCTCGTGGCGACTCCCGGTGACTGCAGGGCCGGGGACGAATACACGATGCAGCGTATGGTGCGCTGCGGGTTTGGTTGGTTGGTTGATTTTCGGAGGGAACTGAGATGAGCAAGATTACACGAAGCCGTCTGAACATGGGCCAGACGGTCACGGTTGGGCAGTGGTTGACACTGCACGCAGAGGAATGCAGTCAGGCAACTGTGCCGGAGATCAGGAAGCGACTTGCAGCAGACACGGGAATCACAGTGGCGGAAAACGCACTGCGGTCGATGTTGCAGACGTGCAAGATTGTCCCGAAGCGGCAGAAGGTCAGCGGTGAGTTGACAGACAGGACCGGTGTTGTTGCAAGGTCGGTGATTGAGATTCTGCAGCAGCTGGGAATGCCAGTGCCTGACGATTTGCGGTCCGTGGCAATGCGGCGCAAGATTCAGGACTGAGACAACAACAAACCACCGCAGCACAACAGCAGGTCCGCTGGCGGCTGATCCCCGCTGCGAATGATTCGCCGGTGGTTTTTTTTGGGAGGGGTGACGAATGCAATACACGGTCAAAGCGATTGAAACAAGGTACAACCACGTTGTGTTTCGCTCCAGGCTGGAGGCAAAGTGGGCAGCCATGTTTGATCTGCTGGGCTGGCAGTGGACGTATGAGCCAACCGACTTCAATGGCTGGCTGCCAGACTTTGCAATCTGGGGCAACAAGCTGGTATACGTTGAAGTAAAACCAGTTGTTGAGTTTCCGCAGGATGTGGCGGACAAGATTGATGGAACCGGGTGCGTTGATGAAGTCCTGATCGTCGGCATAAGGGGACCGGCGACAAACGGTGAGTATTATGGAACAAATCCTACGTTTGGCTGGCTGCGGGAACGCTGTGAGGCTACGCAAGACGATATAACGCAAGAAATACGGTATGGCTGGGATTGGGGTGCAGCGGTATTAGGAAGATGGACGGAAAAACTTAGCACAGAAAAACACACTTTGAACCAAATAGGGTTTTGCCATGAGGTGCAAAGTTATCGCGACCGCATTACGGGCCGGTATGACGGCGGCTGCGCCGGTAGAGGCGACATGCCGGACGAGGAGGCTGATTTGCTGTGGCGTGAGGCTGGTAATCGTGTCCAGTGGAAGCCGAAGTAAGCACACAAATGGAAGGGTAAACAATGCCGTTGAAATCAACGAAAATTCGCCAACTCGGGGAACGAGTGGTGGTCGAAATGGACATTCCCGACGACTGGCAGCCCGGACGAATTCACAGGGTACTGGCGGCGGTGCGCAAAGAGGATTACGAGTACATCGTGGAAATGGAATCGGGCGAGTATGTGCAGGTCGGTCCGCATCGTCTTGCGTACCAGATGCCCGAGCGAGAGCCACGAATTCCGGAGGATGAATTCAAGCGGCGGTGTCTGGCGGTGCAGGCCACGTGGTCACCAGAGGAACGCGAGAAACGCTGGTGCGGACCGAAGCGCACATACGTTGAAATTCAGGTGGTGAAGAGCAACGGATTGGCGAAGGGGGCACCAGATTATGAGTTTTGAGCGACGATGGAGCGTATTTGTGCCCATCACGCCAGTGGCACAGCCACGGCAGCGGATATCGACAATCGGCGGACGGGCAAGATCCTACCTGCCGAAGAAACACCCGGTGCACGGGTACAAGCTGGCACTGCAGCACGCAGTGCGTGAGGCAGGTATCAAGGTTGGCGACGGTCCGCTGGCGTTCGGGCTGGTGTTTTATTTGCCGATGCCTGCCAGCTGGAGCAAGAAAAAACGCGCAGCACTGCTGCACAGTCCGCACTGTCAAAAACCGGATCTGGACAATCTGGCGAAGGCGGTGTTGGACGGGCTGCTGCCGGTGATTGGTGACGATAGCAGGGTGTGGCAGTTCGACGTCCTGCGGAAACTGTGGGCTGAGCACGGTGGAGTTGGAATCACAATCGAGGAGCTAACATGAAACGCAAAGTAGCAGCAGTGGCAGCGGTCCCGCATGATGCACCGAAGCCCGTCAAGCAGGTCAAGAAGTTCCGCACAAACGTGGACGGCAACGGCGGCTTAACGCTGGGGCGGAGGGCACAGGAGTCCGTGATCATCCGCTGTGGTGACGTAACAATTGAAGTGGTCATGGTCGAGATTCGGGGCGACAAAGCGCGTCTGTATTTCAGTGCACCGCGACACGTCGAGATCGTCAGAGCGGAGCTGGAGGGGAGGCCGAGTCATGATGATTGACAGGCGACTGGTTGCGAGGTTGCAGGCACTGAAGGCGGGCGAGCGGTTGAAGTTGCCTGCGAAGTATCAGGCGGAAATGAACGTGCGGCGACTGCTGGCGGCGGCGGGTGCGCAGACGTGGGATCTCGTCCAGTATATTGACGCACAGAAACGCAGCCGGTGGATCGTCGGGAGGGTGGGGCCATGAGCGGGGATAAGTTCGGGGCGTGGTTTGGAGTGCCGGAGACGATGGCACAAGACCGGGAGGACCGCGAGTTTGGCCGGACTGGTCCCGGCAGTCAGTGGGATCCTGGGGAGATGCCGTGGATTCCGCGCCAGAGGATGCACCCGGATTTGGTTAAGAGGCTGCTGCAGGGCAGCAAGACAGAAACGAATCAGCCCACAGTGGGCTGATGTCTGATGGTTGTTTTTAGGAGATGCGAGCGGTGAAGATTACAACAGGAAAAAAACAAGTGCCGAGGCGCGTGATGCTGTACGGCACACACGGGATCGGCAAATCGTCGTGGGCAGCGCAGGCCCCCGGTGTTCTGTTTCTCAACGTCGAGGACGGGCTGAACGACATCGACTGCGCACGCACTGATCAGGTGCAGTCGTGGGAACAGGTCAACGCGGTCATCATGTGGCTGGCCAACAATCAACATGAGTTTCGCTGGCTGGCGATTGATTCGGTGGATTGGCTGGAAGCCATCATTCACGCGCAGGTCGCAGCAGACGCATCCAAAAAGTCCATTGCCGATATCGGCTATGGTGCGGGTTACAAGTCCGCCTTGGTGTATTGGGATAAGCTGCTGACGGGTCTGGATTGGCTGCGGAAAGAAAAGGGGATTGGTATCATCCTGCTGGCACATTGCGCCATCAAAAAACACCAGGATCCGACAGCGGAAAGCTACGACCGATACCAGCCCGCGTTGCATGACACGGCATCGGCATTGTTGCAGGAGTGGTGCGATGAAGTCCTGTTTGCGTCCTATAGGGTTTTCACAAAAAAGGAAGATCAGGGATTCAACCGGGATCGCGTGATTGCGTCAGGCAACGGCGAGCGGTTTGTGAGGTGTGTTGAGACTCCGACAGCACTGGCAAAAAACAGGCTGGCCATGCTGGAGGAGATTGAGTTTAACTGGGCTGCGTATGCTCAGTATGTTTCTGGTGTGTCTTCAGATGCGAAAGGTTGATTGAGATGGCGAGTTTGCATGACATTGACATGAACAACGTCGAAGCGGAAGCCCCTCGGGTGGCACTGCCAGCCGGTGAGTATCAGGCCGTTATCACGGAAAGCGACTACAAGACACCAAAGTCCGGCGGTGCTCCATATCTGGAGTTGACGTTGTCCGTTGTTGACCCGGCATACAAGGGCCGGAAGCTGTGGGACCGATTGAACCTGAAGCACACGAAACCGGAAGTCGTGGCAATGGCAAAGCAGCGGCTGAAGGCTATTCAGGACGCCATCGGACTGACAAAGGTGGGTGACTCGGTTCAGATGCACAACAGGCAGTTGACCGTGGTTGTGGCCGAAACCGAGTACAACGGCAAGCCGTCAAACGAGGTCAAAGGCTATGCCGTCAAACGCAGCAGCGGGCAGCCGATGACACAGACGAGCTATCCAGCCCCCACTGCGGGACAGATGGCGAATCCGTTTGGTTGATGGTGTGTGTGTGGGTGGTATGCAGTCCCGGCAGCGGAAACGCTGCCGGGATTTCTGGCGGGGGAGATGCGAGCGATGGAGGCAAGGTGGTATCAGTCAGAGGCAAACGCGGCGGCGTGGCAATACATTGGCAGCGGTCAGGGCAATCCGCTGATCGTCCTGCCGACTGGAGCAGGGAAGTCCATTGTGATCGCACTGCTGATCCGGCAGGCCGTCGAGTGGGGGCAACGGGTGCTGGTGTTGGCGCATCGGAAGGAGTTACTACAGCAGAACGCGGAGAAGATTGAGCGGCTGACGGGGCTGCAGGTTGGTTTGAATTCCGCAGGGTTGAAACAGCGGGACATTGACAGCGCGGTGATCTGCTGCGGGATTCAGAGCGTTTACAGGGACGCAGCCGATTTCGGCAAACGCGGGCTGGTGGTGATTGATGAAGCACACTTGATTTCCGACGATTCTGGCAGCATGTACGGGCAGTTTCTGGCAGAACTGCGGAAGCTGAATTCTCGGATGTTTTGCGTGGGGTTGACGGCGACACCGTACAGAACAAACGAGGGCAGTCTGTGCGGTGATGGTCGGCTGTTCTCCGGGATCTGCTATGAGGCGAAAACGGGGACGCTGATTGATGGTGGATATCTCAGCAGGCTGACGAACAATCCGGCAGACTCGCAAGCGGATCTGAAGGGCGTGGCGGTCCGTGGTGGTGAGTTTGTGGCGGCTGAGATGGAGCGAGCATTCAGCGGCGATGACATCATTCACGCTGCCTGCTGTGAGCTGACGATTGCCTGTGAAGGCCGCAGCAGTGTGCTGGTGTTCTGCGCCGGTGTGAGTCACGCGGAACAGGTGGCAGCAGCCCTGCGGGATCTGACGGGGCAAGACGTGGGACTGGTCACAGGCGAAACCCCCGCAATGGAGCGGCAGCGAGTGCTGACGGATTTCCGAGCTGGTCATCTGCGATGGTGCGTGAATGTGGACGTCCTGACAACAGGATTTGACGCGCCACGAATTGACGCGGTGGCAGTCCTGCGGGCGACCATGTCCCCCGGCCTGTTTGCGCAAATTGTTGGGCGTGGGCTACGGATGGCAGACGGGAAAACGGATTGTCTCATCTTGGATTTTGGTGGCAATCTGCAGCGGCACGGGGCACTGGATTCTGACGATTACGGCGTGAGCAAACCACGGAACGCGGACGGATCAGAGGCACCCTCGAAGGTCTGTCCGAAGTGCCGTGCAGAGTGTGCGCTGTCTGCAGTCCGGTGTGCGGAATGCGGGCACATATTCACGAGGGAGATGGACAGGGAGCCAAGACACAGCAGCGAGATGGACACGAAATCGGCGATTGTCGGCGAGCTGCCCCCGCAGTGGTACGACGTGGAGCGGATGGACTGGCACCTGCACCAGAAACGCGGGGCCGTAGAAAAGCCTCCGACGTTGTGCGTGAGTTATCAGGTGAGTGATGAGACCATGCCACCCGGAAATCTGGCGTGGATCGTAGTGCGGGAATGGGTGTGCTTCGAGCACAGCGGGTTTGCATTTGAGAAGGCTTTCCGATGGTGGCAGGACCGCAGCCAGTTCCCGGTGCCGGGGACAGTAGCAGAGGCCGTGGTGGCATTGAATCGGGGAGCCTGCCGGAAGCCGTCACGATTGTTGGTCAAAAAGGATGGTCAGTTTGACCGGATCGTCAAGGTTGAGTTTGCTGAGGAAAAGCCGACGCGCGTGGCTGAGTTGGTCACGCCGGTGAATGATTGGGGTGATGAGGTACCATTCTGAAGGAGATGCGAGTGATGAGTGATGAAACGACAACCAGCGAGCAACTGGCGGAGATTGAGGGACAGGCCACGGACTACACACCACCCGACGGCTGGCGGGTGGTGCCATTAAGCGAGGCACTGCGAGGCGGAGACGAATATCATCCGGGATTGGATCGGTACATCCGCCGGATTGAGTCAGGGCCACAGCCGGAACCACAGCCAGAGCCGGAGCCACAGGCCACGGACTACACACCACCCGAGGGCTGGCGGCTGCTGGAGGTGG